TTCTCATCTTCGTAGATTCCTTTAGAATCATCTCTAAAAATAGTATAAAACCCGGATAAAATTGCCATAAACTGCGGTGAAAGTATCACAAAACTGAGGAGAGGAGGCAGTAAACATGGCAAAAACCAAACGAGAAGAGGGTTCATCTGGCGCTAGAAAGAAGATCAGGCCAGCATTAACCCCAGAAGCTAGGGAAAATCAGATGATTTCTCTGGCTGTAGACCTTGCGGAGAAACAGCTAATGGAAGGCACTGCTTCTTCTCAGGTCATAACGCACTATTTAAAGCTCGGATCGACCAAAGAAAGGATCGAGAAGGAGATTCTTGAAAAGCAGAAGGAGTTAATATCGGCAAAAACAGAAGCGCTTCAGTCTGCAAAGAGAATTGAGGAGCTTTATACAGATGCTATCAGCGCTATGCGAAGGTATAGTGGACAGGGTGGTCCAGATGATGACGAGGAAGATTATTAGAACTTACTCTGAGCTGATAACTCTGCCTACTTTTGAGGAACGTTTTCGATACCTTAAGTTAGGCGGAAAGGTTGGCGAAGATACATTTGGATTTGATAGGTATCTAAATCAAGTATTCTACAGATCAGCAAAATGGAAAGAAATTCGAGATTACGTAATTATTCGAGACAATGGTTGCGATCTTGGAATGGAGGGGCATGAAATTCATCAAAGAATTCTCGTACACCATATGAATCCCATAACAAAAGAAGACATCTTACGAGAAAGCGAGTTTCTTCTTGATCCGGAATACATGATATGCACCATCAAAAATACCCATGACGCAATCCACTATGGAGATGAAAGTCTTTTGATAACTGCTCCTATTGAGCGAAGAAAAAATGACACATGTCCGTGGAAATAAAAGTAAGGAGGAAATAATCATGAGTAACAAAAACACAAGAGGAAAAAGAAAAGAGCTTGATCCGATTGATGAAGTTGCAATGGAGCAGCCGGTCATTGAGGAAGTAGCAGAAGAGCCGAAGACAGATGAGTTTCTCGACGGTATCGTACATAACTGCGTAAAGCTCAATGTTAGGAGAAATCCATCGATCGAGTCAGATGTAATTGCTGTACTTAATGAGCAGGATCAGATCAAAGTCAAAGATGTTGACACTCTTAGCGACTGGTATTTTATTCAGCTTCCTAACGGCGAAGAAGGCTTCTCCATGAAGAAGTACATTGCAGTAGGCGTGTAAAGAGGAGTGGCGATACATGGATAGTATACTCACTTCAATTAAAAAGCTTCTTGGGATTGCAGAGGACTATGAGGAGTTTGATACTGACATCATCATACACATAAACACTGCGTTCTCAAAATTAAATCAGCTTGGAGTTGGACCAGAAGAAGGTTTTAGTATTAAGGACAAAACTTCGGTATGGACTGAATTTCTTGCCGATGCGAAAAATCTTGAGTCGGTAAAAACCTATGTCTACCTTATTGTAAGACTCGTGTTTGATCCGCCTCAAAGTTCTGCCGTAATGACTTCCATGGAGAATACAATCAATCAGCTTGAATGGAGACTCAATGTTGCAGCAGAGCAAACATCAAGCTAGTAAGGGAGGTATTCAAAATGAATGATGAACTTTATCACCATGGTATTCTCGGAATGCGCTGGGGAATAAGGCGAACAAAGTCTCAGCTCGGTTATAAAACCGGAAACGGCAGAAAAGGACAAGGTGACGATTCGGATGTTGAGGGTAAAGCGGCTTCATCCGGAAAATCTGGTGGTTCGAACAAGTCAAAATCCATTGCAAATATGACTGACGATGAACTCAGAAATCATATCAATCGACTTCAGATGGAACGTCAGTATCTCGATCTTGAAAAGCAGATATCAGCTTATACTCCGCAGCAGGTTTCGAGAGGAAAAAAGTTCATGAAATCTATGGAGAAAGACGTTATAACACCGGCATTAAAAGATGCCGGCAAGAATCTGCTTACGAGATTTCTCAATAAGAAGGGTGCAGAATTGCTCGGTCTTGATGAGAAGAAGACGAAGGATTCTATGGAAGAACTTAAGAAAGAGGTTATGGGCCTCAATCTTAAGAAACAGAAGATTGAACTCAATAAGTATTTCGAAGAGCAGAATAATAAGAATAAATCCGATTCAAAGAAAACGTCCGAATCAGATTCATCAGAAAAAAGCTCAAAATCTGAGTCGTCTAGTAAAGAATCTTTTTCTGAGAAGGTTAAAAGTAAGTTTGAAAAGGATGTTTCTACCGGATCATATAAAGACGATTCGTCTAACAGAGAAGGATCGAGTTCAAAATCTGAATCTAATAAGAGTAATGAAGAAAAAGTCTATACCGGAAAGGTGTACGGCGAAGGGACAAGTAAGTATAATCCCGATTCCCATAAGAATAACACAGTAATCGACGCCGATTTTAGTGAAGTTACGGTTAGTAGTGTTGCAAATAGTAACACTAGACAAATTGGCCAGAACTATATTGCTGCATTACTTGAAGATAAGCGCAAAAGGTAGGTTGAAATATGGCATTATCAAACACTGCCGTCCCGAAATATTACGGTATGTTTCGTGATGCCGTAATGCGAGGCGAAATACCAGTATGCAAAGAAATCTCTATGGAGATGAATCGTATTGATGATCTCATAGCCAATCCTGGAATCTACTATGATGACCAGGCCATAGAAGGATTTGTTAGATACTGCGAGGAAGAACTCACATTGACTGACGGTGAGGATCTGAAATTGCTTGATTCATTTAAATTATGGGCCGAGCAAATATTTGGTTGGTACTACTTTGTTGAGCGTAGTGTTTATGTTCCGTCAGAAGATGGTCACGGTGGACATTATGTCAAGAAATCTATCAAGAAGAGACTTGTTAATAAGCAGTATCTTATCGTAGCCAGAGGTGCAGCTAAATCTATGTATAGTTCTTGTATACAGAATTACTTTTTGAATGTCGATACATCAACCACACATCAGATTACAACAGCGCCAACAATGAAACTGGCCGAAGAGGTAATGTCTCCGATTCGAACTGCTATAACCAGAGCAAGAGGACCTCTGTTTAAATTCCTTACCGAAGGATCGCTCCAAAATACCACCGGCTCAAAAGCAAATCGAATGAAACTGGCATCAACAAAGAAGGGTGTTGAGAACTTCTTGACAGGTTCTTTGCTTGAAATCAGACCTATGAGCATTGATAAGCTTCAGGGATTGCGATGTAAGATTGCGACAATCGACGAATGGCTTTCTGGAGATGTTCGAGAGGATGTTATCGGTGCTGTTGAGCAGGGCGCTTCCAAGAATGACGATTATCTTATAGTAGCAACAAGCTCCGAAGGTACAGTTCGTAATGGAAGCGGCGACACAATCAAAATGGAGTTAATGGACATCCTCAGAGGAGATTACATCAACCCACACGTGTCCATATGGTATTACAAGTTGGATTCCATTGATGAAGTAAACGATCCTGAGATGTGGTTAAAGGCGAACCCTAATTTAGGTAAAACGGTTACGTATGAAGTATATCAGCTTGATGTTGAGAGAGCAGAAAAAGCCCCAGCAACCAGAAACGATATATTGGCAAAACGATTCGGTATACCTATGGAGGGATATACATACTACTTCACGTATGAAGAGACGCTTCCTAGTAGAAAGAGAGACTACTGGGGAATGCCTTGTGCTCTTGGAGCAGACCTTTCACAGGGTGATGACTTCTGTGCATTCACCTTTATGTTCCCTTTGCCTGGAGGTGCTTTTGGCATAAAGACAAGGAATTACATAACCTCGGCAACCCTTGCTAAACTACCGTCTGCCATGCGTATCAAGTATGATCATTTCATACAGGAAGGTAGCTTGATAGTTCTTGAGGGAACCGTATTGGATATGATGGAAGTTTACGAGGATCTGGATAATCATATAGCGAAGCTCGAATATGATGTCAGATGTTTCGGATTCGACCCATACAATGCGAGAGAGTTTGTCGAGAGATGGGAAAGAGAAAACGGTCCATTTGGTATAGAGAAAGTAATCCAAGGAGCAAGAACCGAATCGGTTCCACTCGGCGAGTTGAAGAAGCTTGCAGAAGATAGATTACTTCTGTTTGATGAAGAGCTCATGTGTTTCGCTATGGGTAACTGTATAACTCTCGAAGATACAAACGGAAACCGTAAACTTTATAAGAAACGTTATGAGGCTAAAATCGATGCGGTCGCTGCTATGATGGATGCATTTGTAGCATTTAAGCTCAATCGAGAAGCCTTTGAATAAGGAGGAAAATCGAAATGGGATTTTTTGAAAGACTCCAGCATGGCTGGAATGCATTCAGAAACAGAGACCCTACATATGGCTATATGAACCTTGGTACGAGTTACTCATATCGACCTGATAGAGTTCGGCTTACCAGAGGAAATGATCGATCCATCGCGACCGCTGTTTTTAACAGAATTGCTATGGATGTATCAGCGATAGCCATCAAACATTGCAAGTTGGATGAGAATGAAAGATATGTTGAGACAATCGACTCAAATCTTAATTCTTGTTTGAATCTCGAGGCGAATATCGATCAGACAGGACGTTCATTCATACAGGATGTCGTAATGTCGATGCTCGATGAGGGTTGTGTTGCTATTGTCCCGGTGGACACGGCAGTAAATCCTACAAATACATCTTCGATTGATATTTTATCAATGCGTGCTGGCAAGATTTTGGATTGGTATCCAGAGCACGTTAAAGTGCGTGTTTACAATGATAGAATCGGCAAGAAAGAGGATATTATACTTCCAAAGAAAATGGTTGCTATAATCGAGAATCCTCTGTATGCAGTTATCAATGAACCAAACTCTACTATGCAACGTCTGATGAGAAAACTTAGCTTGAATGATATAACCGATGAACATACCGCATCAGGAAAGTTGGATCTCATCATTCAGTTACCATATGTAATCAAGACTCAAGCAAGAAGAGATCAAGCAGAGAGTAGACGTAAGGATATCGAGAATCAATTAGCGGGTTCTAAGTATGGAATAGCTTATACAGATGGTACCGAACGCATCACTCAGCTGAATCGTTCTGTTGAAAATAACCTGATGAAACAGATTGAGTATTTGACCAGTATGCTTTATAGCCAGTTGGGAATTACTCAAAGTGTTCTTGATGGTACAGCCGATGAGCAGACAATGCTCAACTATAACAATAGGACAATTGAACCAATAATTTCGGCTATCGTCGATGAGATGAAACGTAAGTTCTTGACAAAGACTGCTCGTACTCAGGGACAAACAATAACATTCTTTAGAGATCCATTTAAGCTCGTTCCTGTAAATGACATCGCTGAAATAGCAGATAAGTTTACACGTAATGAGATTATGACCTCTAATGAAATCAGACAGATTGTCGGAATGAAACCATCCGATGATCCTAAGGCTGATCAGTTGATAAATAGCAACATAAGTCAGCCGACAGAAGAGAATTCAGAATCTTCTGATAATCCATTACTTGAAGAAGGAGGAAATATTCAAAATGGATAATTTTGATTTTAGTGGATGGGCCACTAGAAATGATCTGTTGTGTGCAGATGGTAGAACCATTAAGAAAGATGCGTTCAAGGATAACGATGGACAGACAGTACCACTCGTTTATAACCACCAGCACAATGATGTAAACAATGTTCTTGGTCATGCTCTGCTTGAGAATCGTGACGAAGGAGTATATGCGTATTGCTCTTTTAATAATACAGAATCAGGACAGGCAGCAAAAAAACTTGTTCAGCATGGTGATGTAGCGTCTCTGTCCATCTATGCAAACAAGCTTAAACAGGTAGGTGGCGATGTTGTTCACGGCGTGATTCGTGAACTCAGCCTTGTACTGGCCGGAGCTAACCCCGGCGCATACATAGACGCGGTTATGGCTCATAGCGAGGATGGATCCGAAGAGGCTATCGAATCACTGGAAGCAAGCTGGAATGAGAATATCATGATCCATTCGGCCGATTCCAAAAAGGAGGAAAAAGAAATGGCAGACGAGTCAGAGAAGAAGGAGCCTAAGTCTGAGGAAAAGCCATCAGAAGATGGAAAGAAAGAGACCATTGGCGACGTTCTTAAGACACTCAACGAAAAGCAGATGACTGCGGTCGAAGCAGTGGTCGGAAAGATTCTCGAAGACAACGAGAAGTCCGATGAAAAACCCACCAACAATGAAGGAGGAAAAGACGAAATGAAACACAACGTATTTGACAAGGAAGATGCCAAGAAGAGCGGCGTACTCAGCCATGCTGATCAGGAAAGCATCGTGGCAATGGCTAAGACATCTCAGGTAGGCACATTCCAGACAGCACTTGAAATTTATGCACAGGACAATAAGCTTCAGCATGATGCTGTAAGTAGCGGTTTTGTACAGACGGGCGAAGGCAATGTAACAACTCTTTTCCCTGAGTATCAGGATGTAAGACCTGGCGCTCCAGAGCTTCTTACAAACGACCAGGGCTGGATCTCTGTTGTTATGAGCAAGGTACATAAGAGCCCAATCTCAAGAATCAGAACTGGACAGGTTGATATCAGAAAGATCGATGAGCTCAGAGCAAAGGGTTACAAGAAGGGTAAGCAGAAAGCTCTCACAGGCAACTTCAAGCTTGTAAGAAGAACAACTGATCCACAGACAATCTATGTAAAGAATGCTCTTCACAGAGATGACATTATCGACATCACAGATTTCGACTATGTACAGTATCTCTACAACATCGACAAGATGATGCTTAATGAGGAACTCGCAACAGCAATGATGCTCGGCGACGAACGTGACGAGGGTGCCGAGGATAAGATCGCCCCAGATAAGATTAGACCTATCTGGACGGATGATGATCTGTATACAATTCACGTTGATCTCGATATCAATAAGGCTAAGACAGAGCTCCAGGGTACAGGCACCGGCGTAAGCTTCGGCGAGAACTACATCTATGCAGAGGCTCTCATCAACACAGTTCTTTATGCAAGAGAAAACTACAAGGGTAGCGGCACACCGGACTTCTTTATGACTCCGCATATGCTGAATGTTATGCTTCTTGCTCGTGATATGAACGGTAGAAGAATCTACTCTTCTAAGGCAGAACTCGCTTCAGCACTCAATGTAGGTAACATCTACACAGCAGAGCAGTTCGAGGGCAAGACAAGAACAACGTCTGATGCTAAGAAGAAGAAACTCCTTGGCATTATCGTAAACCTTGCGGACTATTCTCTCGGTGCTACAAAGGGCGGCGAAGTAACACACTTCACACAGTTTGATATCGATTTCAACCAGGAGAAGTCCCTGCTCGAGACAAGATGTTCTGGTGCACTTACAAGAGTTTACTCTGCTATTGCTATCGAAGAGCCAGTAGCTGAAGCTGCATCTGAAACCACAGAAGATCCGTCAGCTAAGGGCTAATAAAATTCAAAATGGAGGTTAATCATGGCTAAGTGGTTCGGAAAAATCGGATATGCTGTAACGTCCGAAACTAGACCTGGCATATGGGAAGAAGTCATTGTCGAGCGTAACTATTACGGCGATATGACTCGAAATAGTAGAAGACTCCAAGCAGCGAGTCAGGTTAATGATGATATTAATATCAATAACGAACTTAGTATTATCTCTGATCCATACGCCATGAATAGTTTCCATGCTATGCGTTATGCAGAATTTATGGGTACTAAATGGAAGATTACTAATGTGGAAGTTCAGTACCCTAGATTAATACTGAGTCTGGGAGGTTTGTACAATGGAGAGTAGACTTAAACTACAGACCGAGCTTGAAAGAATACTCGGGTCAAAGAATGTGTATTTTCAACCTCCCGAATCAGTAAAAATCAAATATCCAGCGATAGTTTACTCGTTGGATAACATTAATACCAATTTTGCTAATAATTCGATTTACAAGAAGTCGGATTGTTATAACGTAACACTAATTGATAAAGATCCGGAAAGTTCATACGCTGACATAATATTGAACATGCCTATGTGCAGCTTTGACAGGGCATACGCCTCCGATAATCTTAATCATTTTGTGTTCACACTATACTATTAAAAAGGAGGCCAAAAACAATGGCTACTAAGAAACTTGTTTGGGACCAGACCAGTGAGCGTCTGTACGAGACTGGTGTAAAGATGTGCGTACTTTATCCTCAGGATGAAGCAGGTGCATACCCTAAGGGTGTTGCATGGAACGGTCTTACTACCGTTACTGAAAGTCCATCCGGAGCAGAAGCAACTGCACTTTATGCCGATGATATTAAGTATCTCAACCTTATGTCTGCTGAGGAATTTGCAGCTACAGTTGAGGCTTATACATATCCTGATGAATTTGCAGAGTGCGATGGCTCAGCATCAATTGCTAAGGGTGTGTCAATTGGTCAGCAGAAGCGTAAGGCATTCGGCCTTTGCTACCGTACAATTCTCGGTAATGATGTTGCTGGAAATGACTATGGTTATAAGATTCATATCATCTATGGTGCTATGGCAGCTCCATCGGAAAAAGAGTATGCATCTGTTAACGATAGCCCAGAGGCAATTACACTCTCTTGGGAACTTTCGACAACACCTGTATCTGTCAACGGCTTCAAGCCAACCGCATCAATCGTTATCGATTCTACGAAGGTTGACGCCGAAAAGCTTACTGCTCTTGAGGCTATTCTCTACGGTAGCGAAACCGCAGATGCTCGTCTCCCACTTCCTGACGAGATCGCAACACTTATGGCTGCATCATAAGCCAAACATTTTTAATCGTAGTAAAGTCGTATTCAGTTAGGCTGGCGACTTTATTTTTTTTTTATTTGAAAGGAGAAAATTTTATGCTTAAGAAAACTATTACTTATACCGACTACAACGGTGTTGAAAGAACAGAAGACTTCTACTTCTATCTCTCAAAGGCTGATCTTATGGAGATGGAAATGGGTACAACCGGCGGCTTCGCAGAGATGATTCAGAAGGTTGTAAACGCTCAGGATGCCCCAGCAATCATCAAGATTTTCAAGGATCTTATTCTCAAGGCTTACGGCGAGAAGAGCGCTGATGGTAAGAGATTTATCAAGAACGATGAACTTAGAGATGCATTCTCTCAGACAGAGGCATACTCTCAGCTGTTCATGGAACTTGCTACAGACTCAGATGCCGCAGCTAAATTCGTTAATGGAATCATGCCGGCAGACGTGAGCGAAAAAATTCAGAACAATGCAGAGACAAATAAGTTTCTCGCAGCTAAAAATTAATCGCGAAAACAATGGAGGGTTGAGGAATGCTCTCATTAATAATACCGGCAAATGAACTATGGGATGAAAGACGACAAGAATTCGTTCAGATAGATTCTCAGGTGCTGGAATTGGAGCATTCTCTTGTCTCTCTTTCAAAATGGGAATCCAAATGGAATAAGGCATTTTTATCCAAAGAGCCAAAAACATATGAGGAATCCATAGACTATATAAGATGTATGACGCTCACTCAAAACGTAAATCCGGATACATATCTTGGGCTTACAAATGAGCAAATCAACGAAGTCAATAAGTATATCGAAGCGCCAATGACCGCTACCACAGTAAACAACAAGAATGGTAAAAGAAGCAGAGAAATAGTTACATCTGAACTAATTTATTATTGGATGATCTCTCTACAAATACCATTCGAGTGTCAGTATTGGCATTTAAACAGGCTTATGACATTGATACAGGTTTGCAATGTTAAGAATGCCCCTCCGAAGAAGATGAGTAAGAGGTCAATAATGAGTCGTAATGCGGCTATAAACGCTGCTCGTAGAAAGCAGCTTAATTCTAACGGATAAGTATCTCAAAGGAGGTATTACTATGTCAAATGAAGAAAGAAACGAAATTTGCAGGGCATTTGCTATGGGATTTGGTGCTAAATACATATCCGAAGTTCTTGGAGTTACGGAAGATGTTGCTAAAAAGTTCGAATCCGACAATGCCGATACAATCGCAAAAATAAAGAAGGAGATGAGCGAACGTGGCTAAGACATATAAAGGAATTGACCTTTCTCGCTGGAACGGAAGTGTTGATATGAAGAGGATTAAAGCTTCAGGATTCGATTTTGCCATTATCCAGAGTTCATACGGAAATGTCAAGGCATTTCCTAATCAGAAAGATTCAAGATTCGACGTAAATGTCAAGAATGCCAGGTCCGCTGGACTCGACTTCGGCGTGTATCACTACATGTATGCAACAACTACCGCGGCAGCAAAGCAGGAAGCCGAAGGATTTGTAGCACTTCTCAATAAGGTGAAACCAATTCCTTACTTTGTGGCTCTTGATATTGAAGAGGCAGCACAGGCTAAACTTACCGCCGCATCAAAGGCTAGGATTATCAAAGCATTCATCGATGTTGTCGAGAAGGCTGGTTATTTCTGCGCTCTTTATTCATACGAGGCATTCTTGAAGTCTGTTCCAGAGTCTACAAGAAATCGCTATGCTATTTGGTGCGCAAATACATCGGCAACACCATCTATAAAGTATGGCGTTCATCAGTATTCATTTACTGGTCGCATAAGCGGCTGCAATGGTGACGTTGACTGCAATAAAACCACAATCGACTATCATAAAAAGATCGTCGAAGCAGGTTGTAACGGCTATAAGAAATCCCCTTCAAGTAAAAAGAATGACAAGACGACTACAACAACCAAAAAGCCAGAATCAAAAACTGTTACATACACAGTAAAACGTGGCGATACACTCAGTGCAATTGCTGCCAAGTATGGAACCACGGTCAGCAAGATCGCAAAGGACAACAACATCAAGAATGCTAATGTCATCTACGCTGGTCAGAAGCTGAAGATAAAAAAGTAAGGAGAAATTTCAAAATGATTACGTTCAGACAAAAGGGCGACTTTTCTAAACTGACTCGTTATCTCGAAAGAGTAAAAGAAGTGGTTAAGTTAGGAAACCTCGACAAGTACGGAAGAGAAGGCGTGGCCGCCCTTGCGTCTGCTACGCCAATCGAATCTGGAAAAACCGCAAGTTCTTGGTATTACGAAATCGAGAACTCAAACGGTTCAGCAACAATTTCTTTTTATAATTCAAATGTTAATAAAGGTGTTCCGATAGCTATTATTCTACAGTATGGTCACGGAACAGGAACAGGAGGTTGGGTTCAGGGAAGAGATTATATCAACCCTGCGATTCAGCCTGTTTTTGACAGAATAGCAGAAGAAGCCTGGAGGGAGGTCACTAAATCATGAGTAAAACAGTAGATGAACGAGTCGTGGAAATGCGGTTTGACAATAAGAATTTTGAGTCAAACGTCCAAACGAGTATGTCCACGCTCGATAAGCTCAAGCAAAAACTTAATCTGAGTGGTGCCTCCAAAGGGTTAGAAAACATCAATGCCTCTGCAAAGAACGTAAATATGTCCGGTCTTGCCAGTGGTGTTGAGACTGTTAGAGCCAAGTTTTCAGCTTTGGAAGTAATAGGAGTTACAGCTTTAGCCAATATTACAAACTCGGCAGTAAATGCTGGTAAGCATATGATTAAAGCGCTTACTCTTGATCCGGTAATATCTGGTTTCCAAGAGTATGAGACTCAGATAAATGCGGTACAGACAATCCTTGCAAATACCTCGTCAAAGGGAACTACTCTTGATCAGGTAAATGATGCTTTGGATGAACTTAACCACTATGCTGATTTAACTATCTATAACTTTACGGAAATGACTCGTAATATAGGTACGTTTACAGCAGCAGGAGTTGATCTGGAAACATCAGTATCGGCAATTCAGGGTATCGCTAACTTGGCGGCCATATCAGGTTCTACCTCACAGCAGGCATCAACTGCGATGTATCAGCTTTCTCAGGCTTTAGCAGCGGGTACCGTAAAGCTTATGGACTGGAACTCTGTTGTTAATGCTGGTATGGGTGGTGAAGTATTCCAGAATGCGTTGAGAGAGACATCTGAGTTACTCGGTACTGGAGCGGAAGCAGCTATTAAGGCTGAGGGTTCTTTTAGAGAATCACTATCTACAGGATGGCTTACTTCTGAGGTATTAACAGAGACGCTTAAGAAGTTCACCACATCCGGCGCAAATGAGTACGTTGCTAAATATACCGGATTGTCTGAAGAGGCCGTTAAAGCAGCTTTAGAAGAGGCGGAAGCTAGATATGGCGAGGCCGACGCAATAGATCAGGCGTCAAAAGCATTGGCTAAGAAGTCTGGTAAGAATGCTGACGAAATCAAAGATGCTCTCCAGATGGCGAAGACGGCCGAAGATGCGGCAACAAAAGTCAAAACATTCAGTCAGTTGATGGATACCCTCAAAGAGGCAATGCAATCTGGCTGGACGCAAACATGGGAAATTCTCATAGGAGATTTCGAAGAAGCAAAAGATTTATTTACGTCAATTTCTGATTTTCTTGGAGGAGTAATTCAGAAAGCATCCGATGCAAGAAATAATCTTCTCGAAAGTGCTCTTGGAAAAGGTTTTACTGGTCTTGCCGAAAAAGTTCAAGGCTTTATAAAACCTGTAAAAGAAGCGGCAAATGTCGTGTCTAAGGTCAAAGACAGTGTTCAAGACCTGGATAAAGTCGTAAACAATGTTATTCGCGGTGACTTCGGAAATGGTCAAGAGAGAATTAACAAACTCACGGAAGCTGGTCAGAACTATTACAAGGTTCAGAATAAAGTTAACGAAGCACTTGGCAACAGCTTTAGATACTCCGATAAGCAAGTAGAAGCCCAGGAGAAATTGCTTGGAAGCCATAAAAAATCAACTAAAGCTAAGTCGGATGAATCAAAAGAAACAACAAAGTTAACCGATGAAGAGAAAAACCGAATAAAAATATTGGCTAACATGTCTGAAGAGCAGCTTAAATCAAAGGGTTACACCGATGAGCAAATTGCTGCCTTTAGGGAACTTGGTGATACTGCCAAGAAACTCGGTATCCCTCTTAATGAATTCATTGATAATTTGGATGAGATTAACGGACGTTGGCTTTTAATTGATTCGTTTAAGAATATTGGAAAATCTTTAGTAAAAGTATTTTCCGCAATTGGACAAGCTTGGAGAGAAGTCTTTGATCCGATAAAACCGGAACAAATATTCAATCTCATAGGCGCATTCCATAAGTTTACATCTACTCTGGTAATGAGTGATGAAACGGCAGACAAGCTTAAAAGAACTTTCAAGGGTTTGTTTGCGATCATTGACATAATCACGACTGTTACTGGCGGTGCTTTAAAGAATGCTATAAAGATCGTTTCAACTCTTCTTGGAATGGCCGATGTTGACATTCTTAGTGTTACCGCGGCAATTGGTGATGCCATCGTTAAGGTTAGAGACTGGATCGATGCTCATAACATCTTTGCTAAAAGCATTGAAATCATACTTCCTTATCTAAAGCAGGCGGTAACTGGAATAAAAGAGTGGATCGACACTCTTAAAGATTCTGATAATATACCGAGAGACATAGCGCTCGGCCTCGTAAATGGTTTGAGAGCAGGCATTAAAGGTGTAGTATCAGTAATGATTGAGCTCGGTAGAGCCATTATCGACACAATAAAAAGTGTGCTTGGAATTCACTCCCCATCTACGGAGTTCATGGAGATAGGTAAGAACATCATTCTTGGCTTGATCGAGGGACTTCAAAATGGAGCTTCTGCATTATGGGATGTACTGAAGAAAATCGGCTCTAAGTGTATAGAGATAGTCAAGAATATTGATTTCGGAAAAGTATTTGCAGCAGCGGTTACTGTTGGAATGCTGTACACGCTAAAGAAATTTGCAGATATACTTGAGATGTTTGCAGCACCTCTAGAAGGCTTTGGTGATCTACTTTCTGGAATAGGAAAGGCATTTACTGGTCTTGGTAAAAGTCTGGCAGCAAGCGCGTGGGAAAAGCGATCTAAAGCCATATTAAACATCGCAATCGCAATCGCAATCTTAGCGGCATCAATTGCGCTTTTAACTAAACTCGATACAAAGAAAATGTGGGGAGCAATAGGCGCTTTGGTGGTTCTCGGTGCAGTTGTGACAGCTCTCGCTTTTGCTGCAAGTAAGATGGGCGAGACTACCTCGATATTCAAGAAGTCCACAACTCCAATAGTCGGTGTAGCGGCCTCCATTCTCATTCTTGCGATAGCCATGAACAAATTGGCAAAAATAGATAGCAAAGATATACCAAAAATACTTGGTTTGTTGACTGCTATAGTTGTCGGGTTATCTATACTTATGGTTGCCATAGGTAAAATGACCAAGGGCGGAGAAGCCAAGAACATGGATAAAGTCGGTAAGATGTTGGTAAAAATGTCTCTGGCTTTACTCATTATGGTTGGGGTAATGAAACTTATTTCGATGATGAATCCTGGGGATATAGCCAAGGGTCTTATTGTCATAGGTATGATGAGTTTGATATTTGCCGGTTTGATCGCAGTGTCAAAACTTGGTGGAGAGCATGCTAAGAAAGCCGGTTCGATGCTCTTGAAAATTTCTGGCGCATTCTTGATCATGACCGCAGTTATCAAGATCATATCCTCAATGAATCCTCAAGAGATTGCTAAGGGTCTTGTGGTTATTACCATATTCGGTCTTGTATTCACAGCTTTGATAGCGGTTTCAAAATTAGCTGGTCAAAATGCAGGCAAAGCAGGAGCAATGTTGTTGATGATATCGGGTGCATTCTTGATAATGGCAGCCGTAATAAAAATTATATCATCACTAAGCATGGGCGATGTAGCAAAAGGACTTATCGTTGTCACCGCAATTGGAGTTCTATTTGCAGCACTTATAGCCGTGTCCGAAATAGCTGGCAAAAACGCATCGAAAGCTGGTTCTATGCTTTTAAAGATGTCGATTGCGTTGCTAATTTTAACTGGTGTACTATTCTTGCTAAGTAAAATGGACTCTAAAGGTCTCGGTAAAGCATTGGGAATAGTCACCCTGCTTGAGATTCTTTTTGGAGGACTTATAGCAGTAACAAAACTGGCACAAAATTGCGAGAAAACCCTCATTACCATCATGGTTGCGATAACTTTGCTTATAGCGGCCGTGATAGGTTTAACGTTTGTTGATCCTGGCAAACTTAAAACGGCAACTAAAGCAGTATCCGCAATAGTGGCCACATTCGCAACTTTAGTGGCAGCAACTAGCTTATTGAAGAATAGCAGGGGTCTCACCAAAGCATTGTTACCTATACTTGGTGCCATTGTTGTCCTTTCTGGAATACTGATAATAATGTCAGAACTCGATGTTCAGGCTTCAATCGCATCAGCAGTGGCATTGGGCATACTTATAAATTCACTGGCATCAGCATGCCTCATACTTAGTAACGTAGGAGACGGCGCAAGCAAAGCCATACCAGCAGCACTGGCAATGTCAGGAGTAATCGGTATATTGGCGTTGATTCTCGGCATAATGTCAGCGCTTGACGTACAAGCATCCATATCGTCCGCGGTAGCGCTCGGTATATTGCTTAATGCTATGGCGGCAGCATTATTCATACTTAACAGTATCGGATCCGTTTCAATGGCTAGTATCGGCGCGATGGCAGTCTTAGGACTTGTCGTAGGTGAGTTGGCCGTTATCTTAGGCTTGCTTGCCCACTTCGATGTAGAGCCATCAATAGAGACTGCGGTTGCACTTAGTACACTGCTATTAGCTATGTCGGCGGCGTTAGTCGTATTAGGCGTAGTGGGTATGATGGGCGCAGCGGCATTCGTTGGCATTGGTGCTTTAGCTACACTTATAGTGGCTATCGGAGGAATAGTAGTTGCACTTGGAGCATTGTCTGAAAAATTTCCTCAGTTAGAAGAATTCCTCAATTCTGGAATTCCGATTCTTGAGAAGATAGGCTATGCTTTGGGATCATTTGTTGGCAATATTGTCGCTGGTTTAGCTGATGGTATAGCACAGTCATTACCTCCACTTGGACAGGCATTAAGTGACTTCATGACAAATGCACAGGGATTTATTGACGGAGCAAAAAATGTAGATTCTAGTGTCAGTGAAGGTGTCAGCGCACTAACTAAAGCCGTTTTATTGTTAACAGCGGCAAACCTGGTTGAGTCAATAGCATCATTCTTGACTCTTGGTTCTTCTTTTGGTGATCTCGGAACCGAATTGTCTAATTTTATGACAAATTGTTCTGGTTTCTTGGAGGGTTCTAAGAATATAGACCCATCAGCCATGGAAGGTATTAAAACTCTTGCAGATGCTCTCTTAGTTCTTACATCAGCTAATCTTCTCGATCAGTTGACATCGTTTATATCTGGCGAATCGTCACTGGCAAATTTTGGTTCTCAGTTATCCGATTTTGGAGCTGGACTTAAGGGATTTGGTGATTCCGTTAATGGCACTAATACCGAGGCTATACAAAATGCAGCCGATGCGGCTAAGGCGCTCGTAGATGTTGCTAACGCTCTTCCTGGAGAAGGTGGATGGATACAGAAAATCTGTGGTGAACAGAGTATTGCATCGTTTGGAGACAAACTTCCTAAATTCGGAAAAGGTCTTAAGAAGTTTGCGGCATCGGTAGAAGGAATTAACACAGAGTCAATAAGAGGTGCAGCAGATGCGGCACAAGCACTTGTTGATGTGGCAAACAATCTTCCGGGCGAAGGAGGTTGGTTGCAGAAAATCTGTGGCGAACAGAGTATTGCATCGTTTGGAGACAAACTTCCTAAATTCGGAAAAGGACTCAAATCGTTCGCGACATCCGTTGATGGCATAAACACCGAAGCTATAAAATCAGCATCATCAGCAGCTAAAGCACTTGTGTCATTGGCTAATGATATACCAAACGAAGGCGGATGGATAAGCAAAATTGTCGGTGAAAATACAATCGACACATTTGGAAGCAAATTACCGGCATTTGGAAAAGGACTCAAATCGTTCGCGACATCGGTTGACGGTATAAATGCGGAAGCAATAACCGCCTCTGTGAAAGCAGTAAAAGGACTTGTCGCGATAGCTGATGAGGTTCCAAACGAAGGCGGATGGCTAGGCGCAATTGTTGGTGACAACGGTCTTGGTAATTTCGGTGATGAACTCGCATCATTCGGAACTAGTTTGCATTCATATTCAAACGCCATAACCACGGGAACAGGTATAAATGCAGATAAAGTATCCGAGTCAGTTAAAGTCGCCAAGTCTCTGGTCAAAATGGCCAAATGGCTTGATGAAAATGATGACTATGACGAGATAAAGGACTTCCCTGATGCTCTCATAACTCTTGGAACGAGCCTTAATGACTATTCATCCGAGGTAAAAGAAGTAAATCAGTACACTATTGAAGGATCAGTTAATTCTATAAAGAAGGTCGCCAACATGATCAAATACCTTAATGGTATTGATTATTCCGACGTAAATGTACTCCCAGAAAACCTCACTGATCTAGGCAAGAAGCTCAAGGCATTCTCTATGTCTGTCGCAGGAATAGACACAAATCAGGCTACTGCTTCTGTAACTGCATTGAGACAGATACTACACGCATTAGCTGACATGAAAAATACGGATTTCTCTGTCATAGAGACATTCAATAGTTCGCTTAAGAAGATAAGTAAATCAAGTGTTGATAACTTCATTAATGCGTTCAAAGGTGCTAATACTAAAGCTGTTAATGCAGCTAAAGGCATGATTGATAACTTGGTAAGAGGATTTACACTTAATAGTGGTAAAGTTAAGACTGCCTCATCCAAGGCAGTTCAGGATGCGATAAAGGGTATCGAATCAAAGCAATCTGCTTTTGCAACCGCCGGCACTAAACTAATGAACAATCTTGCTAAGGGAATTAGTCAGAAGACTGGTTCAGTTACTACTGCCGTAAGAACTGCGGTATCTAGCGCATGTTCAGCAATCTCAAGCCAGTATACGGTTTTCTATAATCAAGGAACATACTTGGGCTCCGGTCTTGTACTAGGTATTCAGTCAAAAGAGCAGGCAGCTTATGACGCAGGTTATGCTCTGGGTCAAAAGGCAGCACAGGGTGAGAAAGATGGTCAGAAGTCTAACTCACCATCAAAACTTACAATTCAGTACGGTAAATGGCTTGGCGAAGGTCTGGTAATTGGTATTGAGAAGATGAATAAATCTGTCTACAGTGCCGGTTATAGCATGGGTGAAACGGCGACAAACACTATATCTAAAGCGGTTTCCAGAATCTCAGATATGATGGATACTAGCATCGATAGTCAGCCGACAATTCGTCCTGTTGTTGACCTTAGCAATGTTCAGTCAAGTGCTGACACAATCAACGGTATGTTTGGCATAAATCCGTCAATCGGTCTCTTGTCAAACGTCGGAGCCATAGATTCTATGATGAACGCTTCACTTCAAAATGGAGCAAATGATGATGTTGTTTCCGCTATTAACAAACTCAACAAAAATCTTGAGAATGTTGGAGGAAATTCGTACGTCATCGATGGAATCACTTACGATGATGGAAGCAATATCACAGATGCTGTTCAGTCTCTGGTAAGAGCAGCACGAGTAGAAAGGAGGGTGTAAAATGGCTACCTATACCGTCAAAAAGGGCGATTGCCTTTGGAACATAGCGAAGGATAAACTTGGTGATCCATACAAATGGAAAGCACTCGCTGATGTAAACAAAATATCGCAAAGCAACCCAGTAATCTATCCAGGACAGGTTCTTAATCTGGATATCAGTGGAAGTTCTTCTGGAACAACTACAACAAAGAAGAAGAATACGTCTAATAAACCGACTATTCAATACTTCGGCGTGCAGGCGGGAACCGACGCAACAATATTCGCAACTTGGTCTTGGGATAAGAGTCATACCGACAACTATAAAGTTATGTGGTATTACGATACCGGTAACAAGGTATGGTTCGTAGGTAACGACGGCACGAGCGACTATAAACAGAGTACGTATAGTGCCCCGTCAAATGCTAAGCGTGTTAAGTTTAAGGTTAAGGCCATTTCGACTAAGCACACTGTTAACAAGAAAGAGGTCTCTTATTGGACTGGTAACTGGTCTACTGAGAAGATCTTTAACATGAGTAATACCCCTCCTGTAGCTCCATCAGCACCGAGTGTGGAGATCAAAAATTACAAGTTAACGGCAACTCTTGACAACCTTGATGTAAATGCTACCGAGATTCAGTTCCAGATCGTCAAGGATGACAAGAAAGTATTTAAGACTGGCAAAGCAAAAATAGTAACAGCGCATGCTTCATACTCGTGTACTGTTACTGCCGGTTCGAAGTATAAAGTTCGTGCTAGATCAGTTAAGGACGGAAAGTATAGTGATTGGTCTGATTATTCAAGCAACTCTGAGACTGCACCGTCCAAACCCTCTGGTATAACAACATGCCGAGCCAATTCAAAGACCTCGGTCTATTTGGCTTGGTCAAAAGTAGCAAATGCTACAAGCTATGATATTGAATATGCGACAAAGAAGAGTTATTTCGACGGTTCTGATCAGACCACAACAATAAGTAATGTTGAATTTACACACTACGAGAAAACTGGTCTTGAAACTGGACAGGAATATTTCTTCAGAGTAAGAGCAGTAAATGACAGTGGTAAATCAGGGTGGACGACAGTTAAATCGGTTACTATCGGTAAACCTCCGTCTGCCCCAACCACTTGGTCATCTACTACAACAGCAATCACAGGCGATCCGTTGAATTTATATTGGGTTCATAACGCCGAAGATTCATCAAAGCAGACATATGCTGATCTGGAGTTATACATCAACGGAGTCAAAGAGACTCATACGATAAAAAAAGAGACACCAGAAGACGAAGAAGAAACAACGAGCGTATATTCAATTGATACTTCGACATTTAACGAAGGAACAACAATTAAATGGAGGGTAAGAACTGCCGGCATCACCAAGGAATACGGCGATTGGTCTGTTCAGCGAACCATTGATATTTATGTTCCTCCCACAATGTCGATTAACCTGACCGATTCGGCAGGTACACTTATTGAAAACCTCACGACATTCCCGCTTTATATTCGTGGCGGAGCTGGACCAAGCTCACAGACACCTATCGGGTATCATGTGGCTATAACGTCCGGAGAAGCTTATGAAACAGTGGATCGCGACGGTAATCCAAAACTCGTAAATAAGGGAGAAGAGGTTTACTCTAAGAACTTTGATACGAACGAGCAGTTATTGGTCGAACTCTCTGCCGGTAACATTGACTTGGAGAACAATGTCACTTATACAGTTACCTGCACAGTTACTATGAATTCTGGTCTGTCTGCCGAAGACACGGCTGAGTTTAAGGTAGCTTGGGAAGACGATCAGTATGCGCCAAATGCAGAGATAATTATCGATAATAATGATTTGACAGCAAGCATAAGACCGTATTGTCTCGACGAGAATGATGCATTAATCGAAGGATTAACGCTATCTGTTTATCGAAGAGAGTATGACGGCACATTTACAGAAATAGCATCAGGACTTAACAACACTAGCAACACATATGTAACAGATCCGCATCCGTCCTTAGACTTTGCGAGATACAGAATAGTTGCGGTGACAGATTCTACCGGAGCAGTAAGCTATTACGACGTTCCAGGTGTTCCTGTTGACGAAAAAGCTGTAATTATTCAGTGGGAAGAAGACTGGTCATCATTTGACACAACAAATGAAGATAAGTTATTTGAACCAACATGGGCGGGATCAATGCTGAGACTGCCTTATAACATCGACGTGTCCGATAAACACAGTTCAGATGTTGAACTTGTTAAATACATCGGACGTAGACACCCCGTAAGTTATTACGGAACACAATTAGGCGAGTCAGCTACTTGGAATGTTGAGATTGAGAAGGACGACAGTGAGACGCTGTATGCACTTCGTAGGTTGGCTATATGGATGGGAGATGTTTATGTAAGAGAGCCTAGTGGCAGTAGCTATTGGGCCCACATCTCTGTTTCGTTTAAGCAAACACATTGCAATTTAACAATCCCAGTAACGCTGGACATAACGAGAGTAGAAGGAGGTATATAAGATGCCAGATTGGTCTGCGTCAATGCAGCAGACATTCGAGTATTATGTGGTTGATCCAATAACATGGAGAGACAACGAAAAGATTACAAATGTCAAGTCTTTCTCGATCACTAGAGATTCTGATGCAGAGACACTTGGTTCTGCAAGTATAGACGTGACCGATTCCCTTGGAGAATGTTATATACGAGCATACCTCATTACAATTCAAAATGGAGTTACTGAGAAGTTTCCTTTGGGTACTTTCTTGGTTCAGACTCCATCATCAAGCTTTAACGGCAAGATACGTAATGTTTCAATGGATGCTTATACTCCATTACTCGAATTAAAAGAGAATCCGCCTCCACTCGGTTACTCCTTGATGAAAGATGAAAACATCATGGATATCGCATACAGGCTTACACGAGAGCATGTGAGAGCTCCTGTCATTGAGACTAAGTGCGACACTAAACTGAGTTACGATTTTGTGGCGGACACAAACGATACCTGGCTGTCATTCTTAATTGACTTGACAGCCAACGCAAAATATTCATATGGGCTGGATGAACTTGGTCGTATTCTCTTCACACCGAAGCAGGATACGGCCTCTTTACAGCCGGTATGGACTTACAACGACGATAACAGCTCTATACTATTACCTGATTTTAGTATGGACCACGATCTCTATGGCATTCCAAATGTTGTAGAAGTGGTCTATTCAAATAACTTAGGAACATTATACTCAAGAGTCGTAAATGATGATGAGAATAGCCCTATCTCAACAGTTAATAGAGGGCGTGAAATAATACATAGAGTTACCGACCCAGAGTTGGCCGGAAACTCTTCTCAAAGGCAGATAGATGAATATGCGGAGCAATTGCTTCGTAATTTGTCATGCCTTGAATACACAGTTACTTATACGCATGGCTATTGCCCAGTAAGGCTTGGGGATTGTGTGAGACTTAACTACACAAGAGCAGGCATAACTGACATGAAAGCTAAAGTAATAAGTCAATCAATTAAATGTACATCTGGATGCCAGGTGACAGAGAAGGCAGTCTTTACTAAGAAACTATGGAGGTGATATTGGCATGGCTCTATCTAGTGAATTGATATCTCAGTTCGTCAAAGCAACAAAAGATGACAGTAGCAAAGATAACAACGAATCTACTGTTTACGGTACCGTGAAGGAGTATAACGGTAAAAAGTATGTACAGCTTGATGGTTCTGATTTACTTACTCCAATAAGTTCTACGACAGATACAAAAGCCGATGAGAGAGTCACTGTCATGATCAAGAACCATACAGCTACTGTTACTGGTAACATATCATCGCCAGCAGCAAGGACTGATGACGTTCAGGAGATCGGTAGCAAGATATCAGAGTTCGAGGTTGTTATTGCCGATAAGGTCGACACTAAAGAGCTTAATGCAGAACGAGCTAGGATTGATAATCTGGTTTCTGAGAATGTAGTTATTCGAGGAGAGCTCGACGCCAATACAGCAAACATTAAAGAGTTAACGGCAGATAGTGTTAAGATTAACGATACACTTACGGCTCATAAAGCAGACATCGAGGATCTTCAGGCTAAGAGCGCTACTATCGAGGGAACTCTTACTGCTCATAAAGCTAGTATTGATGATTTGACGGCCGATAATGCAACGATCAACAGCACATTAAATGCTCACAAGGCGAACATTGATGACCTGACGGCAGATAATGCGACTATCAAAGGAAACTTAACAGCAGCAGAAGCAAACATTGAGGATTTGAAAGCTAATAAGTTATCTGCAACAGATGCTGAGCTGAAGTATGCAAATATTGACTTTACTAACATCAATCAGGCAGCGGTAGAGAAGCTCTTCACTGATTCAGGCATTATTAAAGACCTGATCGTGAGCGAGGGTAAGATTACTGGTGAATTGGTCGGTGTTACTATCAAGGGTGACCTGATTGAGGGTAATACTATCGTTGCCGATAAGCTTGTCGTGAAGGGATCGGATGGTCTCTACTACAAACTTAATACCGATGGTGTTACTACTGAGTCTGAGCAGACTGAGTATAATAGTTTGAACGGTACGGTCATTCAAGCTAAGTCTATTACCGCTACAAAGATTGCGGTTGATGACTTGGTTGCTTTTGGCGCGACAATTGGTGGATTCAAACTCACTGAAAACTCTATATACTCAGGAGTAAAGAGCTCTGTTGACAACACTACTCGTGGAATCTATATGGATAACGAGGGGCAGATAGCTTTTGGAGATGGCAGTAACTATCTGAAATACTACAAAGATACGGACGGAAGTTATAAGCTTGCTATCTCTGCCCGAAGCATCAAAATGGGTGCTAGTAGCAAGAATGTCGAAGAGGCTATTAATGAAAAAGTTAGCATTACCGAAGTTCAGAATTATGTAGGAAGCCGTGGCGAGAATCTTATCACAAACGGCACAGCCATGCTTGGTGATAATACCAATTTTCCTGCTACGACGTACGATGGTAGTGATACATATTATGCCGGAGGATGCTTTAAGGTAACCGGAAAATATCAATTTAACACGAGGGAGTATGTATCGATTGACCCATCACAGACATATGAGCTTTCCTACTATATTAAAAGTACAAGCAGCAAAGCTAGTATGTATGATTATATTGCCTGCTATGACATTGACAAGTATGAAATAGTCGCAGATTTTGTTATGCATGTTTCTGGATCTTTAACAACGTTGTCTCAAGATTTAAAACCTGGCGATATGGTTGTTCATCTAACAGATGCATCTGGATTTAGTACAACAGCACCCGATCATCAAAGGGGTCTTATATTTTGGAACTATAAAAATTCGAAAGGATATACATATCCACCAGAAACGTATTCGAGAAACGTGCATTATCCGTTATGGGATGATGGGTCGGCGATAGACAAAGAAAACAATACTATAACCTTGAAAAAAGCATGGCCTGATGCCTACGGAACAGCTAAAGCAGGAACATACCTGTCCCAAAGTAGCAGCGGAGGAACATTTAAGTATATCAATGGGTATTACAAAGTACAAGAAAATGAATGGGTACACAAAACCGGTGTAATTAGCGGAATTGGCAAAAATGATGCCAGTGGCAAATTTAGAGAAGGCACTGCTTTCGTAAGATTGGGTTGGCTTATTGATTGGTATGGATCCACTTCAGACGGAATAGTAACCAAACTCAGCACTGTAACCCTAACTCAGAATGCTGGAAGATCCGATATTGATCAAGTTAAGAAAGATATAAGCAACGTTCAAGCCGATGTGGATAACGTTCGAGATGAGATAACAACACTTCTTCGAATAGAATCTTCGAGAGGTACAGTATTTAAAACTGATCGAGTTGCTACTGTCTTATCTGTGGTTTTATATCACGGAAAACAGAGAATAACAGACAGCACTACTATGAAACAAGTATTCGGAGACAAGGCATATTTGCAGTGGAAATGGCAGAGGCTGGACGACGAATCATTCGGAATTCTATCATCCTCAGATTCAAGATTTGGAGATAATGGATTCACATTTACTTTATCGCCAGATGACGTAGATACAAAAGTTACGTTTATGTGCGAGTTGATGGTTTAAGGAGGGATTATTATGGATGGAAATACTAACGTGATAAAACTCGATATTGACAAGAATTTGAGAATAGTAACGATACCTACAGTAAAGAATGTCTTCGGCGTTGAGGGAGACATTGAGGTAAATCGGGTAGTATTTTGTCTGCCTAGATATTACTGCGGATTTGATATGTCTGGATTTAGTGCCAGAGTCAATTATGTCAACGCTAACAAAGAAGCCAATTACTATGAGGCCGACGACGTCACTTCTGATGACGAAAATGTCACATTCTCATGGCTTATGGGTCCTGATGTAACAGCATATGCTGGTGATGTAAAGTTCTCGATCAAGCTTTATAAGAAACAGAATGACAAGGTTATTAAAGTGTTCAACACTAAGTCTAGTAGCGGAACAGTATATGCCGGTTTGAATGTTGAGGATACTGTTACACCAGAAGAGCAGCAGACACTTCTTGAGAAAATCGAAGCCGATATCAAAGAAGATATAGACAAAAGTGTTCAAGATTCCGTAAGTAGTATTAGTGCAGTTAAGGACACAGCAGTAAACGATATTAATACAGCAAAGGATACGGCAGTAAATGATATCAATACAGCAAAGGATGCGTCTTTATCGGAAATCAATAGCGATACTACAACTCAACAGATTCAGACAAATACTCAACAAATTGCTGATTTAAATAGTCTCATTAAAGCGGGCGCAGGCGAATTAAGTGTGATAATTGGAAATAACGAATCGACTGCAAACGGGCATCAGGCTTATGCGGAAGGATATAAAACAGCAGCAACCGGTAATGCATCCCACTCGGAGGGTGAAGGCACACAAGCAAACGGGGCTATATCTCACGCCGAAGGTAAAGGTACAAAAGCCGAGTCAGATTATACCCACGCAGAGGGTTTCAACACAACGGCAAATGCTCTTGGGTCTCACGCAGAGGGTTGGGGGTCCATAACTAATGGTAAAGTATCTCATGCCGAAGGCAGTGCAACAAAAACGTTTGGTAATTGCTCTCATGCTGAAGGTAATACTACAAATGCGACGGGTGACGCATCCCATGCTGAGGGCGCTAATACGGTAGCGGTTGGCAATTGCTCTCATGCTGAAGGAAGTAATACTAGGGCGACGGCTCAAATATCACATGCAGAAGGAAATCAGACATTGTCCAATGCTGAAATGTCACATGCTGGCGGAGATCATTCTGAAGTAGTCGCTAATGGACGTGCCGCATTCGCACACGGTTGCTATACTCGTGCACTTCAACCATCGCAGTTTGTTGTTGGTTATGGAAATGATCCATGCGAAGATTCTATCTTTGAGGTTGGAAACGGAACTCTTCAATCCAATGATCCAGCTAATAATGGAACAGAGCCCTACACAAGACAAAACGCATTTCGTGTAACTCAGGACGGAGTTGCGGTTGTACAGACTGCGTTGAAAATTGGTGGTACCCCAATCACCGAAGCGCAACTACAAGCATTGCTTAACCTATTAAGTAATAAATGATTAAATTAAAGGAGGAAATTCAAAATGGCAATTAAGGCAGCAGATCAGTTAACGATCATCGACGTAACCGACGCGTATTCGGTCATGCTTACAAGTGAGGCATATACTTTCGTAGGTGGAACTGGCGGAGTAGCTTCCGGCCAGACTTGTACAACAGAGGCAGTAGCATTCTGCGGAACCAATCAGTGCGCCTCAGTTAATGTAACAGCAGCAGATATTGTTTGTCCAACAGGTATCAGTGCAGCCGTTACAAATAGCGGAACATCCAAGGTTAAGATCACATTTACCACCACAGCCACGATTTCAGCAGCTTGTGAGGCTACTATTCCTGTAGTGGTGGATGGCATCACGATGAATAAGAAGTTCTCTTTCGCCGTGGCTAAGGCGGGTACTAATGGTCAAAATGGTACTTCCGTAACTGTATCATCGACCTCAATAACATACCAGGTTGGTACCAGCGGAACAACAAAACCAACTGGAGAATGGTCAACAACAATTCCTACTGTTGGCAAAGGCCAGTATCTCTGGACAAAGACAGTCGTTAAGTATTCTGACGGTAAGTCAACAGAAGCGTATAGCGTTTCCTATCAGGGAACAAACGGTCAAAATGGTCAAAATGGTACATCTGTTACCGTATCTTCGACATCTGTAACCTATCAGGTAAGCTCAAGTGGCACGACTACTCCGACTGGTACATGGGGCACGTCAGTTCCAAGCGTACCGAATGGACAGTTCTTGTGGACTAAGACTGTCGTAACTTATTCTGACGGTAAGTCAACTACGTCATATAGTGTCTCATACAAAGGAACCAACGGTACGAATGGCACAAATGGTGCGGATGCTATTACAGTAACGATAACATCTTCGAATGGCACAATCTTTAAGAATAACTCCGGCTCTACAGTGCTTACAGCTCATGTATTCAAAGGTGCTGTCGAGCAGTCTATTACTGATGCAGGTGTCGTAGCAGGTAGCCTTGGCACTATCAAATGGTATAAGGGTACTAGCGCCACAGCAATCGCTACTGCTAAGACTCTCACAGTTGCAGCTACAGACGTACTCAATTCCCAGGTATATACTTGCCAGCTTGAATAGGAGGTGTTAAGCAATGGCAGTAAAAGCCAAAGCAGAGATAACACTCTCTCGAATTATTGATATAGAGTCAGTAACTCGATACTATTTACTTCAGTCCTCAACAGCGAGTGCGCCGTCTAAACCGACGGCCAACCCGCCTGGGGGTAACTGGAAAACGACAGAGCCATCTTATACATCTGGCTCTACTAACACATTATATTTCGTTGATCTTACCGTCATGACAAACGGCACGTTCAGCTATTCGGCAGTCTCTAAGTCTAGCAGCTATGAAGCAGCAAAAGAGGCATGGAATAAAGCTAATAATGCTCAGAATAGTATCGATAATTTGCAGGTTGGAGGTAGGAATCTCATTCTCAACTCTGATGTTTGGGAATTGAACGGTTCCGTAGCAACAGGCATAACCAAAGAAGTGAACGATGGAGTTTTAAAGATCGTATCGGCATCGGGAAACGGTAACTGGTGTAGTTTCAGTAGAAAAAATGTCATAGAAGATAACTTAAATGAAGGCGATCAATTTACATTCTCAATTGAGATTAAATCGGAAGACGGAACTAAACCCCCAGCTATATACTTCAAAAGTGGCATGGGGTATTACTCAATGAAAGGAACCGTATCGCCTGAATATTCTTGGATTTATTATACCGGAACATGGAAAAAGACAAATGATATAGCATTTCATTTTGGATGGAATACTTCAATAGGAACCTATTATATTCGAAAAATTAAACTCGAAAAAGGTAACAAACCAACAGACTGGACTCCTGCTCCAGAAGATATGGCTACGTCAGATGCTATTACAGCGGCAAATACGGCTATGGATGAACTTGCCGATCAGGTTGATGCTCGTATCACGGCTACAGAAACGGATATAGATGCTGTTAATCAGGTCATTTCAAACCTGATTGTCGACGAGAATGGCGGTTCATTAATGAAGCAAACGACCGATGGTTGGGTCTTTTCAATGGCGGAAATAATGGGGCAAGTACAGCAGGCAACCGATGACTTAAAGACTCTTGAAGGTAATCTCGACGATCAAGGCGGTAGTATCGATGCGTTGCAGAATGCGGTAAACGCGTTAGAGACATTGACGAGTTATGTTCGTATTACTACCGAAGGAGACGAGCCTTGTATTGAGCTCGGCAATCACGGGTCATTCAAAGTTCGTATTACAAATACGTCAATTGACTTTATGGACGGTACTTCAATACCTGCCTATATAAACAACCAATCTCTCAAAATAGATAAGGCTGAGGTAGAAAACGAGCTTGCATTCGGAAAATTCGCATTCAAAGAACGCGATAATGGAAATATGGGATTAATTTGGAAGGGGTGATAATCTAATATGGCAACATTAAAAACCGCACAATTTGGTAGCGGAACGTGTCCTCAGGCGCAGCTTGATGTAACGGTATCGAGCAATACTGCAACAACGGCTACGTTATCCTGGACTCTTAAGTGGGTTACTCATGGCTACACGGTATCCGCAAGTAATAGTAAAAGCTACACCGTAAAGATAAACGGTTCGACAGTCAAGAGCGGCACTTTTGCTATTAATGGTAAAACCACCCAAACAATAACAAGTGGTACGGTGACAATAAATAAAGGTACGGCAACCAAGTCAATTCCTTTGTCATTATCTTTTGATATGTCGTATTACTGGGGTAGCACTTATGGTGGCACAAAAACCGCTTCCGGATCAATCTCGGTTGGTGCAAAGACATCGTATAAGATTTCTTACAACGCTAACGGAGGCTCTGGTGCACCATCTGCTCAGACAAAATGGCATGGTACTGACATAAAACTCTCTACCACAAAACCATCAAGAACGGGTTATACATTTTCAAAATGGAATACTAATGCTTCCGGAACCGGTACTTCATATAACTCAGGAGCCACATATACCGCTAATGCAGCCGCTACATTATACGCTGTATGGAATCAGATTACATATCAGGTCACATATAACGCTAACGGAGGCTCTGGTGCACCGTCGGCCCAGACTAAGAAATACGGAACGGCTTTAACACTATCAACAACCAAACCAACCCGTACAAATTACACATTCAAAGGCTGGGCTACGTCTTCGACTGGAGGCGTAGCTTATTCTGCTGGTGGAAGTTACACGGCAAATGCCAAGGTCACTTTGTATGCAGTTTGGGAATTGACATATACAAAACCGGTCATTTCAAACCTTAAAGCGATTCGTTGTAATTCAACCGGTACTGCCGTAGAGACAGGTACCTATGCAAAAGTTACATTTAATTGGTCTACTTGTACTGTAACGGGCAACACAGCAACTGTTTCGTCAATCAAAATAGTGTGGGGTAGTTCGAATGTAACGCCAACAGGAAGCGGATCAAGCGGAAGCGTATCTCAGGTAATTGGCGCCGGTGCACTTAGTGTTGATAGTTCATATACTATTACTGTAATAGTAACCGATAGCAAAAGCGGAGCAACAAGTAAGACTATAACTCTTGGCGGTACAAAATTTCCTATCGACTTTAAATCGGGAGGATCTGGAGTATCCATCGGCAAACCAGCAGAGCTTGCTAGTGTATTTGATGTAAATTATAAGGCTATATTTAGAGCAGGGTCTGATGTCTCATCTAGTACCGCTAATGCGGGAAACGTGATAATCGGAGATCCTGCTGGCTTGCATTTGGCTATTGATGGAAACGAAATTATAGCTAAGAGTAACGGCACTAACGCTGGAAATCTGTACATACAGGGTGACGGTGGACTGCCGTGTCTCGGTACAAATATGGCTCAAGTTGGATATGCTCGTTTTAACAACCAGTGGATGGGTCTTTATCCGTCATACACTGATGCTAGAAACAACACAAACCGAAAAGGCTACATTGGTCATGATGCTGGTGATGATCTAAAGATATATAACGAAGTATCCGGAGGATGCATATCAACAAATGTAACCTTGCAAACCGCAGGCACATTCAGATTGAATGCAGCATACTCGACTTCTACTTCTTTGAACTGTCGATGGAAAGACGGCCTGATACATGACTTGATAAACAGTAGCTCTGACGGACTCAGTAGCTATATAGGACCTGTATCGACTAGCGACAGCATGAAAAGTGTAACCAACATAAGAGGTTATACAGTTCGTCTGTACAATCACGGAGGCGGTACATATCTTGGCTCTAGCGGAAGCACGGCAATCACCTCAGATAAGAATCTCAAAAAAGATATTTATGATCTGAGTGATAAGTATGTCGAATTTTTCATGAAGCTGAGACCTGTAACTTATAAATACAATGCCAAGGAGAATATCGGTCACAGAGATCACTTGGGCTACATAGCTCAGGAGGTTGAGGATGCACTTACTACAAGTGGTCTGACCACCGAGCAGTTTGCTGGCATATGCATCGAGAATGACGTAACACTTGACTTTAATGAGGATTCATCTCTGACTGATAAAGAGCGTGAAGCTAATAAGATACATTATGACAAGTTATATTCTCTGAGATATGAAGAGTTCATTGCCTTAAATACTCATATGATTCAGCAGGCATACAAAAAGATAGAAGAACAACAGACTGAGATTGATGATCTTAAAGCAAGATTATCAAAATTAGAAAGTATGATGGGAGGACTGAAGAATGAATAAGAAATTTTGGAAAGCAATTGCGATACGTGCAATCCGTACAGTCTGCCAGACAGCTGTAGCGTTGATTGGAACTGCGACATTCGTTGAAGACGTAAATTGGGTTGCAATTACATCCGCCTCACTCTTATCTGGCGTGGTATCCGTACTGACGTCTATCGCCACCGGACTACCTGAAGTAGATAAGTAGTGGGTGGTTGAAATGAACGAGGTAGTATTTGTTGGATATTTGGTTCTGGCCGTCATTACTCTCGGCGGATTTATCGCAGTGATAATGAAGTTCGTGCAACCAATAAACGATTTACGAATTGTTATTCAAAAGCTGAATGACACGATTGACACACTCAAAACCGATAATGTTACTCAAAATCGAAGGATTGAAAAACACGGAGAACAGATCGACGATCTTAATCATCGTGTAGGTAAAATCGAAACCAAGATTGAGACTTATCGTAAGTAAAAAGAATAAAGGCTCCGTCATTAAGACAGGGCCTTTTATTTTTTATCCAAATTTCTTATCATCTTTAGTTCCAATTATTTCATATCCGTATTTTAATCTCTTAGGGAGTTTATGATGTTTTCTTCCCTCATATCCTAGTGCTTCATCAATGGCATTCCTCGCGCATCTATTTGTCTTGTAGACGTTATTATCTCCTGGGATCGTTACGGTCCAACCATTCTTATAGCCTTCAATCCAATATCCACGGTATTTGAAGTCTGCTCTTTCTACTGCTGTATCTTTCCACACTATTCTCATTTATATTTCCTCCAAACGTTGTTCTGTCAACGTGTATATCATCGGGGCGCTATAAAAATAACACCATAATGATATACACGAAGGGTAAAAGCTAACCCACACTTTATTGGTGTAGGTCTATGTCTAATATGAATTCTATATCATTTTCACGACTGAATTCAATTCTGCTGATTATCTGTTTTAAGGATTCATTTTTAGTAGCCGCATCGAGTTGATCATCTTGTATTGTCATCAATGCTTCCGATACAAGTATTAGCTTTTCCTCATACTCTTCTTTTTCTGGAATAGTATATTCCAAGTCTTCTATTTGCTTTTCCAATGTTTCTAATCGTTGATTGTGGATCGCTTTACGCTCTACAAACTCATTATTTGTAATGTCATCATTCTCCCACGAATCAAATAATTTCGACTTTTTCTTTTCTATTTTGCGCATCTCTTTAGTAAGAGCATCTATTTGTCTCTGTATATCATTCTCGTCTATATCAGGAGAGTTCTCTATCTTAACTTCAAAGTCGTCTACATAAGTACGCAACGCATGAGTGACGGCTGCGACAACATCACTAGCTATTGCCGACTTGACTCTACATCCTGAGGCATTACTCTTGTGAACGATTCGGTCACTACGAGTTTTATCGTATGGTTGTAAATGCATCGACTTGCCACATTTCTTGCAATAGACTAAGCCAGCAAGAGGGTTCTTAAGTTGCAATCCAGAACGAGTACGATCTTTGTAGAATTTCTTTTGAGCTTCTCTGAATGTCTCTTCGTCGACTAAAGCATCTTTCATATGCTTACCGTCATATAACATATACTGATCTGAGTGATAACGTGGGCGAGTTATTTTAAGTTCACCGTTAACCATAGTCTTAATTCTCATACGGTTATTCCATCTGACTTTTCCCATATATACAGGATTTGTCAAATAGGTTTTAACTGAATCTTTAGTCCACTCAGTATCTCCTCGATATGTCGGAGCACCCATAGCGGTTAATCGTTTTGCTATGTCGTGAGTTGATAGACCGTCTTTAATTGACCATTCAAATATTTTCTTAATGTAAGGAGCCTCAATTTCGTTAGGGACTAGTGTACGCTTTGTCTTAGTCTTTACAATATTGTATCCGTACGGACGATAAGCGCCCATGTAATTTCCTTCGACAACAGCTTGTCTACGGCCACGGTCCATACGTTTGTGGATCATCTTATATTCTCTACGAGACATGAATAGTTCAAATTCCATATACTCTTCATCTTCTTGAGAGTGCGCTACGTCATATGTCTTAGTTGGAGTTACGACTAGCACACCGTTGTTCATATTTGAGTATTTAAGACAGTCCATAATTGTTTGAGCATCGCCTTGGTTACCACGAGACAAACGAGTTACTTCGACTATGAGAATACCTTTATATTTTCCTTTATAGCAATCTTCTAGTAACTTCTGTATCTTAGGTCTGCCAGCGATTGATTCACCAGATTCTAACTCAGTGTATATTTCACCAATGTAAAATCCTTTTCTAGCTGCTAACTCTTCTAGCATTTTCCTATGTCTAGCTAGTGTCTCTCCTTCGCCGAGTTTTTCGGCTTCTAAATCTGCTCTGGACTTCCTTAAGTAAATTGCATAAACGTCCATATCCAAAGCTTTAGATGCTACGTTATTCATATCAAATGTTGTCATGGAGTCACTTCCTATATCTATGATGTACTTGCCAAGGGATAAAGTTGACATCACCTCCTTCGCGTTATTTTCAGCTCCTATTATGAAGAAAGAAGTAGCAGAAGTGAGTCCTGGGTGAGAGCCCCAGCAGCTGAGATGCTGTCGCATAAGAAATAAGACCGAGCGACTCTCGGGCAGGAAATGAACTGTACAAGACTACACTTTCTTTTATTTTTGTCTCTGTGAAATTAAGAATCTACCATACTCCATAAGCTTCTCATGCTCCTCATCAGTAAACGGGTCCATACCAAATGCCTTATGCCAAGCTTCCACATGCCTCACATAAGTCTCGTTTACAGACGAATACACAGCCTCTTCTTCACCATCTGATATTTTTGTAGATAGCATTTCTTTAGTATTCCACCCCATTAAATGAGCAGGGGTTGTGTCTAAAGTTTCAGCGAGTGGATTAAGAATACTCAATGGCAAATTCTCGATATCTCCATTTTCATATCTATATATCGTTGTTCTATTCTTACCTAGTTTAGATGCAAGATCATCGATCGACATACCTCTTTTCATTCGTAAATTCTTTATTCGTTTTCCTATAGACATTATCTTGTCTCCTTTCTGACAAAACTTATCATATATTAATATTTGCATACGTGCAAACAAAAAGCAAACCTAGATTAAAAAAATTGCATTTTATGCGAAAAAAATGTATTGACAGAAAAATTGGAATGGTGTTATCTTTTAGATGTTGCATGAAACGCAACCAGAAAGAGGTGTATGCATTGGATGCAAATAAAATAATTTTTAAGATTTTTGAGAAGAGTTTACATGTTGATACAGCTGCTGAACTATACAAAAAGATTTCTCGTAATGAAGAGATAACCATAGGTGATGCACTCAAACTGAAAGAACTCCTGAATCTTACCAATGTAGAGGCAATTGATATTTTCTTATCTTAGAGGTGTTTGTATATGAAAACATACAGATTTAAAAACGCTATTGTACACGTTCATGGAAAGGTAAATAAGGAAAGACTTGAAAAAGCCACTATCAAACTTGTAAAAGGCTCCCAGAAATATAAGAGAGGAGCGAAGAAGTAATGGCAACAATGATTCGTCCTGAGGTTTCTAAAGATAATAAATACTGGATTGACAAGCATCGTCATTACGAACTCAAACATTTTTGTTTGCAGTATCCTGAATGGAAGAAAGAATACAGACGGAATCCTGGAATCCCATCTTCTTTAGTAGATAGATTGGCGAGCGATAATATCCCAGGAGATCCAACAGCAAAGCACGCAATGCGAAAACTCTATTGTCTTGAACGAATTAAGCTTATCGAGCGTATCTCGAAAGAGGCGGATGAGGATTTGCATGATTATATTTTAAAAGCAGTGACAGAAGGACTGTCTTATACATATTTAAAATCACAAATGAACATACCTTGTAGCAGGGACACTTATTATGACCGATACAGACGGTTTTTCTGGCTGCTGAATGAATCAAGAGACTAAGGAGAGATGAACATGAGAAGTAGAACAAAAATTGAGATCAGAAATAAGGCTAGATTGATACATTGTCTTGCCGCCATTTTGGAGTATGATGCGGAAAACCTTAAAAACGATGCAAACTTATGTCATCCAGATGACCTATTCCGAACTATACGAGATACAAAGGATACATTACAGAATATCGCCGATACGATAACTGAAATCGAGTACGAGTTATATTTAGATTCGCGAAATAAACATGTACCTTTATGAAGAAATTAAAAGGAGGAGGTTTTTATCATGAAAAAATTTTTCACAGAATGGTGGGACATTCAGAGAGAAGAAAGAGCCATGGAGAAGGCATACATGAAGAAACACGGTAAAGGTGTTGTCTTACTGAATGCATCTCTTATAGCGGTTCCTATCGCTGCGATGGCCATTTATGGAAAAGTTAAAAACAGAGATAAAAAGAAAGAGCAAATTTCTGAAGGAGAGGAGTCCTAATTTAGGATTCCTTTTCTTTTTGCTCGCATAAAAAAACATGCTCCTTTATGAGGAAACTCATACATATTTTTAAGGAGGAATTTATATATGGCAAGAATAGTAAAAGTGAAGGATTTACCAGGAAAAAGGACAACAACGAAGAATAACTTGCAGATATTGCTTGGGGAATTCTATGAGAGTGATGCTATATTCGGAAAATATGAATACGGCGAAAACAATTACGTAGATGTCCACAGTGCTGCAAATGCACTTCGCGTGGCTGCTAAAAGAGGTAAATTTCCAATCAAGATTCACCAGAGAGGAAATGAAGTATATCTTGAAAAGGTAAGAGTTTAAAAGGATTGCCCTACATGGGCTTTCCTTTTTCTTTTATCCTAGATTAAATTTTATCTAAGCTAGCTTAAATTCCGTACGTGGGTGACGACAAATGATGTTATTTTTGTAATGTCGAAAAATCTCGGGTTGGAATTTTTGAAAAACATTTTAGAAAGGAGGTTTTTAGTTGGATATTTTGACACTAATTATATCCTGTGTGGGTATGTTCTTCTGTGGTTTTGTTGCTGGCTCAATATTCGAGGCTGCTAGAAATAGAGCTAAAAACGAGCCGGTGGGTACGCTCAAGGTCAACAATTCTGATCCGGACGGTCCATATTTATTTTTGGAATTGTCAACTTACCCAGAAGACATCATGCAAGAAGAGTATGTCACTATGAAAGTTGAAACGCGAGAGTAGCACGTTCTTTTATGGAACGGTTAGTTCACAAAAATTTCAAGGAGGAATTACAAATGGACAAGATTCAAAAAAGGCATGATGAAGAGTTGAACCGTATGTACGACAAGCTGAATGAGCTTGAGCCGGGTTCGGAGGCATACGAAAAAATGCTGGCAGAAATTGCGAAGGCGACAACAGTACGAAACGAATCGAAAAAGGTCGGAAACGAAAAGAAAGACCTTGCGATTAAGATTGGTGCGGTTGCTGCTGGAGTATTGATAACACCGGTAATTGACTACGTATGCAAACGTAGCTTGGCGGGCTTCATTGGCAAAGTTGAGCAGATGGAGACTTTCACATCAACGCCAGGAAGAAGTATTGGAAGTTGGTTCAAGTGGAAGAACTGAACTGATTAGTTCAAAGGAGGACGCTAAGGAAACTTAGTGTCTTTCTTTTTTTCTTACTTACGCGAAAATAACAAGGGGTATTATGAGAAACAGTTAGCTCAAATGGTTAGAGCAACAGATTAAACATCTGGAGGTTGTGGGTTCAATTCCCATGCTGTTTCTCTTTTGCTTTTATCCTAATCGAAAGGGTGAGTACCAATGAAAGACTCACGAACATTACAAAAACTGTCACTCAAGTCAAAGGGATTCTTAAGAAACAACTCTGCTACTATTCTAACAACCGTAGGAGCAATTGGAGTAGTAGGGACTGCTGTATTGACGGCTAAAGCCACAACTAAGGCAAATGATATTTTAGAGGAGGTCACAATCGAGAAGGGAGAAAAGCTAACGGTAAAAGAAAAGATTGTTGTAGCAGGTCCAGGTTATATTCCTGCTATTCTAATGGGAACAGTCACTGTCTCTTGTATTTTTGCGGCAAACGTCCTTAATAAACGCCATCAAGCGGCTTTGGTTAGTGCGTATGCGATGCTGGATCAATCTTACAAGCAATATCAAAGTAAAGTAGAAGAGTTCTATGGCGAAGGATCTAATGAGAACATCAAAAACGAGATTGCTAAAGATGAGTATAAGAAAGTCTCAATTAGAGTAGATGACGGTAAAGAGCTGTTCTATGATGACTACTCTAAAAGATATTTTGAGTCAACTAAAGAGAAAGTCAAGCAAGCAGAATACACTTTAAATCGTAATCTTGTAATGAGAGATTATGCATATTTGAATGAGTGGTATGACGAATTGGATTTAGACCTTTTGGACGAAGGTTATAAGCTAGGCTGGACCATGGGTCAATGTATGGATATGTACTGGCAGCCTTGGATTGACTTTGCTCATAGTAAAATTGAGCTTGATGACGGACGAGAATGTAATGTCATTCGAATGATGGAAGAGCCTATCCCTGATTTTGAAGACTATTAAACAAATCGATAAGGGGCCTTAATGCAAGGTCTCTTATTTTTCTGTGAGGTTTTATGAGATATCATTACGAGAAACCAAGTATGTTTATGTCTATGTATGGACAGATTTATATTTGCAATCACCCTGTTTATAGTAAATGCACATTATATAAGATAGGAAATAAAGGTTTAGCAGTGATTCAGCAACGCCATGATCCGATCTCCAAAACAACTTGGTGGGGTGAGATAGATTCGTGGCTTACTGATGAATTATATTTACATAGAGGATTCAAAGAGTTTTTTGATTCTCGTGCCGGTGAATGTACGGACGGCCTATACCCCACAGTGACAATACGTCAAATCATGTGGGCATTAAAGATAAAGCCGATGAAAAGAGAACGTTGGGAAACATGCTTTGATAGAAGAGATATATGATTCGCAAAATTTA